GTTAAACTGTACACCAAAGTGCCGTCACTAAGTGCAGTCTTAAGCCATCTGCCTTCAGTTTCCCTGGTTAAAGGAAAACTTACATTGCCCCTACTGGCCAAAGGTTTTGTGATCACATCTACAGAACCCAGGTTTTCACTTACCTTTCTAACTGCACGCATTCCAAGGACGGCACCTACAGCGGCATAATTTGCGTATGCAGGGTCCAGGGATGCTATAACTGGATCTTGTGCTATTACCGGCGTTACTTGCCCAGCTTTTAACAATCGTAGGTTCGCGGCATTATCACCAATGTTTCTTGCTTCAAGGTAAATCCCATCCAGTAAGATATTATCTGCCACTAGCTCATTTACAAATGTTTGTGCGGCATTGATCTCGGCTTCAAGATCCAGATCCAGCACATTATCATTATATACAAATCCGGCCCGCTTTATTTCAGTTAATTCCCTGAAGATGGCTTTTGCCTCTGCACTCGCAAAGTAGGTAGCCGCCGTAGCATTGTCGGTTGGGATCACGAATAGTGTTCCTTTCGGTGCATAGGCAAAGAATTCCTCTACGTGGTGACGTAACAGGATCGCATTGTTGGCATCGTATGCCTCATCAAATCCCGCTTCGTCAAGGTCTGTGGACTGGATAGCCCTTATCGCCTTATTAAATCCGGCATTTGCAAGTTCTGGCGAGAAAACCACCAACGCCATCACCGCATCGGTGGAAGCATTGGCCCTGTTCAGCGCGCCCTGGCTTTTATTGAATTTTACTCCTTCAAAGCTCATTATTCCTTGGTTTTAGTTTCGGAGGTAGAAGCTTCACTTGCTTTGGCAAGTTCATCTATGCGCTCCTGGATAGCTGCAATTGCAGTTTTACGGTTCTTACCGCTTTTCTCGTCCTGAAGGAATCCCTCCAGGGCTTTGGGGTCTGAAGTTTCAGCAACCAGTGCCTCCAATTCTTTTACCGTGTAGCCATCATCCTTGGAATCAGGTGCAGTTGCTTTTTCGTTCAACTGATCTTCAACTTCCGTACGTTCTATTTCATAGACCGTTAATTTCTTTTCCTGAGAATTCGCGTGCGTATGCGAACGGTCTTTAAGTACGAAAAACTGACCATCACTGGTAGCGAACAGTACGCCCTCAGTTCTTACTTTGAAAATCGCGATACTTAACGCGACCAATTCTTTTCTGCTTTGTGTTTTCATCTTGAAAATGGGTTATAGAATTTTAGGATTAATTTGCCTACCAGGAATAACAGGAAGATCCCGCCTATCCAGGCTAAATACTTAACTGTCCACGGGACAAATCTCTCCGGGACTATTTTGACTTCAGATCTATCGGTTTCAACTTTTCTGAAGTGTTCAATTTCTTTATTCAGGAGCCTAATTTTAGCCTCCAATGCTTCTGTCTTGCAATCGGCAGTAATGATCTCACCTATTCGCGAGATACTAAGCGTTGCGCGTTTTCCCTTCTTAATAATTGGGATCTCGCTGAGTGAATTCACATTGGTTACAATTCGAACCGAATCGGCAGGAATACTAATAAGTGTATCCACCGGAGTGAATTTTACAACCGTGGAATCTGTAACAGTGGTTTTTTCCACACTGGTACTTTGCTGACTTTTACAGCCAACGATTAACACCAAAATGAAAATATACCAGAGCTTCATATTAGATTTTTACGATTTTAAGTTTGAAAGTGTTAGGCATAAGTCCTAACAGATCTGCCATTGTATTACGGCTGCTGGTCACATCAAGTTGCTGATCGTGATTTATATCTTTAAGATCTTTCCCTACTAAAACACAACCTCTGATATCTGTAAAATAGTTACCTGGATGAATAAGTATGAAAGCCCGATCCTTCACATTTAGAATATGGAAGTGGTTTTTAAACTTAACACTGGTTCTTTTCATAACCATATATTCACCTTCCGGAATACAGCTCACGTTGTGATCGTTATTCTTCCAGGGGAGCTCCAGAGTATCACAATCGTATTTTATACCATTGTTTTCATCTAAAACATAGAGCCTTCCAAGAGTTTGGATGCCACTGTCATCAATACGTTCAATTAGGAACTTCATGTGTTTCTTTTTTATAATTCCCCTTTGGGGTTAGGGGCTTTCGGCCCCCGTAAGGGAGCAGGCTACCTGCAATAGGTGAGCCTGCCTGGTTAACTCAAATTATTGCTATACTGCTACCTTACCGTCTATGATAGCTGCCTGACCTTGATCCTTTAATGCATAGCATCCAAAGTATAATCTGTAACCCACTATGGATTTTCTGTTTTCGGGATCTTGTTTAGAAGCTTTGTAATAGCGTTTTACAGAGCCTTTCGCTTTCGCTGTAGATTTCTTATGGAATACAATACTGGAAGTCCTTCCCGCATTCACACTGTCAAATGCAAGCTTTACCAGGGTAATATCGTCATAGGTCGGAGAGTAAACATCTTCGTAAACTTTGAAGCTGTAGTAGTTGGTAGAAATAGCCCCATCTACGCGGTTATGATATCCTTTTTCAAAAACGGAATCTTCAAGTAAAAGATCATTTGCGTGATCTGAGCTCAAAACCATTATTCGTCCTTTACCTGGCACCTTGATTTTATCAAGTTTCCCCTTAAGGAGAATCACATCTTTTTTGGTCAATCTTTTCCTTCCTGTACCATCATCGGCACCGGTAGTTTCCAGTACTGGAGTATCGGCAGAATCACTTATTGGAGAGATAGAATGCAACGCATGATCTGTGGTTTTTTCCTCAAGCTCTTCCTTAAGTTCCAGATTGATATCGCCCTCTTTATCGTAAGCGATCGCATTAAGCTCATCATCTGTAACCTCCCGGTTCTCGGTATCATACTTATTGAGTGAAACAACTACATGCTCGTCATCACGACCGGCAGTAGCAATTGGATATACTGTATTATTGATAAGAACTCCAGGAGCATTGTCCCCTTTTCGTTTTGGGATCTTAATGGTATCGTTGTTCACCCATTTATCCTTGCTCATCACCTCACTTAACCAGGTGCCAACATGGCGAAATTTTGTAAGGATGAATTTCTCGTTCAAGGTGTTTTTAAGATCGCTGGCTACGGTTACTCCACTGGCCATTGCCACAACTTGTGGGTTTTCTTTTGCAAAGCCCGTAAGCACGGTTGCAAGGACAAGTCCTAAGACTGCTAAAATTTTAAGGGTAGATTTCATTTGTTCGTTTATTTGATTGCTTTTTGATTTTGAAAAAATCAGTCTGCCATATCTTGAGCAGACTGATGTTTTATATATTGATTGTTTTTTGTTCTATTTATTGAGGTATGCCTCGTATTTTGCCTGGAAAGCTGCCGGATCTTCTTCTTCAAGTAGATCACTCTCTTCAGCGGTCATATCCTCAAAACTCTTTTCCTTGGCAGTTGCGGCAGAAGCTCCCGCAGATTTACCCGCGATCTGCTCGGAGATCTTTCCTGGTACCGGTAGATTTTCCACATGAGCCTTGAATCCTTCAAAATCGGCATTGGCCCATTTCTCAAGACTTTCCCTGCTCTTGGCGGTTATTTTCTTATCGGTATTGGCTTTGTCAAGAATAGCCTTGATCTCGGTTGTACGAGTGGCGGTTTCTTTGTCCTTAGCTGTTTTTTCCAGCGTATCAGCCTTTGCGGCCTTCGCTCTCAGGTTAGCCATTTCAGCTTTTACTTCAGCTTCAGTAGCATTTTCATCTAAGCCCAATGTCAGGGCGGTCACTTTTAAATCCATTTCATTATTTAATTTAGGTTTTGATTTTGTGGGTTTTGGAGGGTTTGGAACCCCACATGCAGTAAACATGGCAGTTTCTTTTTCGGTGATCTTTACCTTATATTTAGAAATACCGGTAATAAATTTCTGTTCTAATGCTTGCTCAGCGTTTAGCCATACATCGCCTTTAGACCATTTCTTTTCGATTTCTTCTTCAGAGTTTCCGGTTAATTCGGCATAAGCCTTCCGGTATTCTGAAGTGATGTTTTTAAGCAATTGTAATTTGCTTTCCCAGTCATTTTCGTTTCCCCTCAAGGCTCCCTGTGGTTTATGGTACATCCATTGTCCGTTTGGCACCATATCGAAAGTTTTACAACCCAACCTGATATAAGTTCCTGCACTGGCAACCATTGCGCCTCCGTAACCGATAACATCTCCTTCAAAGGCATCGAGTTCATTGCGGATCTCCGCGGCCTGAAATACATCACCTCCAGGAGTATTAATATAAAGACTGGCATTCTTGATGCCTTGCTCGTTAAAGCTTTCAATTTGCCTTCTGAACCATTCGGCAGAATTACTCCACTGGTGGATCACTCCACTAATGCGGATCTCTGCTTTATCTCCTTTTGCCTCGGCGGTAATCTTAAAAGGGAACTGCTCTGCAAGTGCCGTATAGTCACTTGCTCCAATTGCCATTATTACCAAGTTTGTGAATGAATCCCTCAAAATCTGTTTTGCGTTTTTTGATATGCTTTAGAGGGACAAATTTTGAATAAATGGGAGGCATAAAGAAATTGAATTCCGATGCTCATCGTTACAAACCCTCTTAATGAGGGCTGTGACCCTCACTATGGAAATGAAATTCCCTGTGAGAGCAAGATTATGGCAACTTTGTCCTTGTTAAGTATGTAGAAATGGCAAAGGATAAAGAAAGGCGATTAGCCGAGGAAATGTTTGTAAAACAGCGCAAAACCGCGAGGGATGTCGCCAGGTTAGTTGGGGTTACTGAAAAAACCCTGGGCAAATGGGTGGATCATTTTGGATGGAAAGAACGCCGTTCTGCTAACATGAGCAATCTCAAATCGGGGATAGAGAATATTAATGCACTCATTAACATCTATACCGAAAGGGCAATAGAGATAGAACGGGATGAAGAGCCTCCCATCGGTTTTTCAAATAAGGAACTTGCCGATTACAAGAAAGACAGGGTTAAAGAGAAAGTGAGCTTAATAGATTCTATTGCCAAACTTAACAAGACCAAAGAAAATTTTGAGAAGGATCATCGCATTCCATATAACATCTATATAAATGTCACCGAGCAAATAATGAGTTCAATGCTTGAGAAGGTTCCGAAACTTAGAACTGAAGTATTGGACTTTTTCGAAGACCACATTAATTCAATCGCATTAAAATACCGTTAAAACTATGTTTAAAAAGCTTTTAAACCTGTTCATTAATTTCGCGCCATTAAAACAATGGCAAATGGAAATAGGATCCTATTTGCTTAGAAAAGGATGTGGCTTTGAGATTGGCCAAATAATAAGGGAACGCAAAATAGGTACTGACCTTTACCGTGTGAAAGTGGTTACAGAACTCTTTTACGATTTCAAAACCAACCAAATCAATCACAGAAAAGAAAACCGCATCATCTCAAGCAAGGCAGTTGAAGTTACAAGATAAAATAGCGCAAAAACGGATGCTTGAGAAAATCAAGTTAATCCGGCAATCTGGAGGTGAAGTAAATCCTAATGAGACAAAGGATGAACAGAAGCAAAGGATTGAGCGTGCCAAAAAGGATTATGCCTTTATGGTGGAATATTATTTTCCGCATTATGCGACTGCTAAAAGTGCAGATTTTCATATAGAATTTGCGAATATGGTTGCTAAAAATAAGCTTTTTAAAGGCTTTGCCGAATGGGGTCGTGGTTTAGCAAAATCAGTTACCACAGATATACTAATCCCTTTTTGGTTGCATTTACGAGGAGAAGATGTGTATTTGGTAATTATTGGTAATAGTGAAAAAAAAGCAGTGCAATTACTGGCTGATTTAAGAGCAGAGTTTGAAACGAACCCAAGGATCATTAACGATCTAGGGGAACAAAAAACTTACGGTAGCTGGGAAGAAGCTTTTTTTGTAACCGCCTCTGGTTTTATTGGCCAAGCATTAGGTATGGGACAAAATGTCCGTGGTTTAAGGGTAAAAAACAAACGCCCTAATTTATTGGTTCCTGATGATATTGAAACAAAGGATACAATTAAAAATGAAAGAAGGCAAAATGAAACCGTAACATGGATTCGACAGGATTTACTTCCTACTATGGATGGAGATATCCGCAGATTTATTCAATCAAATAATGCTGCTTATCCCATTATGATTCAAAAGAAGTTACAGGAACTTAATCCTAAATGGAAAGTGCATTCTATAAAAGCATATGATCCTGTTACTTATAAACCGCGATGGAAAGAAAAATATGATGATAATTATTATAAAATACTGGAGGAAGAGAATGGAATCCTCCCAGTGCTTGCAGAATATAATAATGAACCACATGTAGAAGGTAAAATATTTACAGAAGATCAAATACAATGGACAAAATTGCCAAGAATAGATCATTTTGAAACTATAATTGGGCATTGGGATATAGCTTATGCGGGAACTGCAACAGCTGATTATAATTCCGTTAGAATATGGGGACTTAAGGAACGGCAATTTTATCTAATCCATTGCTTTGTTAAAAAGACAAAAATGAGAGCTGCCGTTGATTATATGTTGGATTTCCAATCCGGCTTGCCTCAAGCGAACTTAATGAATTGGCAGTATGAAGGGCAATTTTGGAATGATGAAGTACAGCGCACTATAAAAGAGGCGGAAGATGCTCACGGTCATTATTTAGGACTAAGACAAATAAATAATCCTAGAACGAGAAAATACGAAAGAATTTTATCTCTTCAACCGTATTATCAAAATGGCAGGATCTTTTACAATGAAAAATTAAAAGCTCATCAGGATACCTTAGTGGGCAAAGCTCAACTATTAGGAATTGAGCCAAACTATAATGGGCATGATGATGCTCCTGATGCAGATGAGGCAGCAATAAGCACTTTAAGCAAACATATTTACTCCGGAAAAAAGGGAAGCATTTTAACCGGTAGGGTAGAACGAAAACACATTTACTAATGTTGGAATTACAATTTTTGACCAAAGAAGATCTTGAGACCAGGGTATTCGAAGATTACCTGGACGATAGCGAACAGGAGGATATCGAGGCAACCCAGAATATTGAAAAACAGGCAATTTCCCTGATAAAAAGCAAGCTTCGCAAACGATACGATACCGCGATCATTTTTAGCGATGCTCCTTATGACGGTCGGAACCTGATACTTTGGGCAATGTCCGGGATCGTAAGTTACCGTTTGGTAAGAAGAAACGCCGCCAGGAAAGTACCCTCAGATTTTAAAGATGAATATAAGGAGGTAATGACCTGGTTAAACGACGTGAGGGACGGCAATGAAAACCCTGAACTTCCCATGCTCCCTGAGGAAGATCAAAAGGGATTGCTTTGGGGTAATTCCACCAATCAAAATCTTTATGTATAATGGCATCACAAAATAGCAAAGTAGGCAAATCACATTCAAGGATCAACAGGCCTTCAAATATCATTTTACCAAAATCGGTAAGCCT